TGTTTGCTGTAAGAGGCACTGTTAATCGTGGTCCTCTTATGATAAACTTAGAAGATCTTAAGGAACTTAATTACTTTGATGAAGCATTCTCTCCACAAGATATGGATGACCATGACCTTATGTTTAGAATGCGTAAGAAGTTAGGGAAAGTTTGTGGGTGTTATTGGATTGATTTTGTATCAGATCCATCTTGGGGTGGAACCAGAAAAACTGGGCAGACTGCTCCTTGGTTATATAAAGCACAGCATAAGAATTGTAAAATTTTCTATGAAAGAAATGCTGATGTATTAGAAGAGTATCGTATTATTGAACACAGGGAGTTATCATGACTTATTCAAAAAGATTTAGTAGCAAATTTTTTGCTAGGTTATTAAAACCAGAAGGACAAAATCCTATTAGAGATAGAGCAACTTCCTTTGAAATTATTTTTAATTTATTAGATGAAAAGAAAGATAAAAGTAATTACTTAATTGTAGAAACAGGATGTATGAGAGGAGATCATACACCAGTTAGTAGTCCTTATGCTTTGGGTGATGATGGTGCTAGTACATATATCTTTGATGACTTCATAAACTATTATGATGGTGAGGTTCTTTCTGTAGATATTAAACAAGAGAATGTAGATTATGCTAATAAATTTACTTCTGAAAGAACAAATGTATATTGTAGTGATTCAGTAAAATTTTTATGGGATTTAGATCCTAGAAATAAGATTGATTTTTTATATCTTGATTCATTTGATTTAGATCCAAATAATCCTACTCCATCTCAAGTTCATCATATAAAAGAATTATGTGCATGTATGAAGAATCTATCAGAGGGAACTATAATAGCAGTTGATGATCACTTAAATACACCAGAGTTTGATCAGTATAGATCTACTCTAACTCAAGGTGGTAAGGCAAGATATGTTGAAGATTTTATGAATGATATAGGTGCAGAACTTTTACATGATGGTTATCAAATTGTATGGAGGTTATGATGAGTGATGTTTTAATTAAAGCATATCATGGTGGTCTAGGAGATTGTTTACAATTTTCTACACTTCCAGAACAATTCTCAAAACAACAGGGAAGAGATACTTATGTTTTAGATGAATCTCATTTTAGAAACAAAGAAATCTATGATCTAGTGTGGGGATGTAATCCATATATTAAAGGAGTAAAATCTGGTCATTGGAATGCTGGTGATATACCAGAGATAAGATTTACAAATGAGAATGGATATCAAAGTTGTATTAAAAACTGGGAAGAGTTACATGGATTGAAACCAACTAATGAGTATCCTAAAATTTATTATGAACCAAAGAAAGTAGAAGGATATGAAGATTGTATATTAGTAGATCTATCATCAATATCATTGAGACATGATGGTGATAAGAGTAGTTTTCCACCTGCATATGATCCAAAGGAAGTCATTGCTGAGTATGAAAAGATTAGAGAAAAATATCCTGATAAAAAGTTTATACAAGTTTTCTTTGAGCAAGATCTTGGATCTAAATCTATTCAAATAGATTCTGATGATGGTGTTTTAATTAAATCTATTTTTCATTACTGTGATCTCATGAGATCTTCTTTTGGTATCATTGGTTTGTATAGTGGACAAAGTGCCCTTAGTGCTGCTATACTAGAGTATAATCCTGATCTTCTGAGTTTCTGTATGGTATCAGAAGCTGTGTATAAAAAACATAGTCTTCAAAGTGGGTTTATCTTTGATAAGTTAAACTATGTTATTATACCTGAGACTGAAGAAGTATTAGATACTTCTGTTCATTAATGGATTACTATCGCAACATTTTAATTACTGGATGTTCATCTGGTTTAGGTCAAGCACTTTTCAATAGAGTGTGGGAGGATGATACTCTGACTCCCTTTGCTCATTATAGGAGTGAGCATGGAGATCCTCATGCACTAATAGGTGACATTACAGACTCTGATTTTCCAGAGAAATTAGATAACCATATTAGAAAATATAAAATTGATTGTTTCATCAATAATGCTGGTGTTTATGAGGGAGATATTATAGATACAAATCTAGCATCACAAATTAGAATACTTCAAGTAGTTTACAAGTATTTTTTAGAGAGGGAAAGGGGAAGAATTATTAATATAAATTCTGTTGCAGGTCTTTACCCTAGTGCTAATGAATCAATATATTGTGCTTCTAAATTTGGATTAAAAGGATTTTCTAAATCAATACAATTAGAAGCAGTAGGAACAGGAGTAGAGGTAACTGATGTTTATCTTGGTGGAGTGAGAACTAGAATGACACAACACAGAGATAATTATGATGAATTAATGATGCCAGAGGATATAGCAGAATGTATAATAGATTTAACCAACACTAAAACTTTTTATGTAAATGAAATTACTTTGAGAAGAAGAAATGTGTTTAGTCCTAACCATGTAATGTATGATTAAATGAAAGCAGCAGTTCTTGAAAAATTAAATTATCCTCTAGCAATCAGAGAGGTTTTTCCTACACAATTATTACCAGGTCAAGTATATGTAAAAGTATTGGCTAGTGGATTGTGTGGTGCACAATTACATGAGATTAGAGGACACAGAGGTAATGAAAAGTTTTTACCACATCTTATGGGACATGAAGGTTGTGGGATAGTTAAAGAAGTAGGACCAGGTGTAACTACAGTACAGGAAGGTGATAAAGTTGTAATGCATTGGAGACCTGGCTCAGGAATAGAATCAGAGTTTCCAAAATATCATTTGGGTGAGAAAATAATATCAAGTGGAAAGTGTACAACACTCAGTGAGTTTTCAATAGTTTCTGAAAATAGATTAACTAAAGTTCCTCATGATACACCAACAGTTCTTGCTGCTATGCTTGGTTGTTCTCTTACATCAGCATTAGGTATCATTGATAATGAATGTAATTTAAAGTTTGGAGAATCAGTTGCTATAATTGGATGTGGTGGAGTTGGATTAAATCTAATTCAAGCAGCAAAAATGAAGAATGCATATCCTGTATATGGTGTAGATATCAATGATAAAATGTTTGATCTCACACATCAAATTGGAGTTGATATCTTCACTTGTGATTTGGAATTTATTCCAGAAAAGGTTGATGTAATTCTTGATACTACAGGAGTGCCAGAAGTTATATCAAAAGCATTTGATAAACTAGCACCAAGTGGTAGATTGATTATGGTAGGTCAACCTGCACCAGGCACAGACTTGAATATTTTTAATCCTCTATCTATGTTTGATGGTCAAGGTAAATCCATAAGAGCATCACAAGGTGGTGGAACTAAACCTGATGAAGACATACCAAGATATATCAAACTTGCTAATAGGGAGATGTTAGATTTTAACACACTACATACTGATACATTTGCATTAGATAATATCAATGATGCATTTGACTTGCTAAAAACAGGAAATGCAGGTAGAATAATAATCAAGATAGGAGAAGATGACTAGTGAGAAAACAATGGACTAAAGAAGAACTGATTGCTTTTGAAGATCATATTGGTGATCTTTATATGGATAATCAACTCCCTTTTCTTTTTCATCTCTCTGGTGGAAATGAAGATCAACTGATTGAAATATTCAAAGATATTAAAGAAGGTGATTATGTAATCTCCAATCATAGAAATCATTATCATGCTTTACTTCATGGCATACCACCTGATGTAGTAGAGGATAGAATTAAGAATGGTAGAAGTATGTTCATCTATGATCGTAAAAGAAACTTCTTTGTTTCTGCAATCATAGGAGGAACACCTGCTATTGCTGCTGGCATAGCATGGGCATTGAAAAGAAAGGGATCAACCCAAAAGGTCTGGTGTTTTGTAGGAGATGGTACAGAGGATAATGGACACCTCTCAGAGGCAGTTAGATATGTAGAAGGATTTGATTTACCATGTAAGTTTATTATTGAAAGCAATGACAGATCATGTGAAGCATCTAATGAAGATAGATGGGGTAAGACAGCTCATCCAGAATATAATTCTGATTATGTTATTAAGTATCATTATGAGCCAACATATCCTCATTGTAGAAAACCTGGTATGATTGACTTATCTAAGACAGATAAGAAAACTGATAATGAATATTTTCCTCCACTGAAAGAACCAAATATAATGACATATTTGGCAAAGGATTGGGTAGCACCACAGACATCTTACAAAGATGCAATGATAGAATCAATGACTCATCTAGGAAAGTTAGGTGCTATCTTTATTGGATATAATGTTAAGTATGGGAATGCTATAGGCACATTAAAAAATGTTCCTGATGATCAAAAGTTAGAAACACCAGTAGCAGAAAACCTGATGGCAGGTCTTGCTATTGGAATGTCATTTGAAGGATTCTTACCAGTTCTTTATTATGAAAGACATGATTTTATGATGGTTGCTGCTGATGCAATTATCAATCATATTGATAAGATAGAAAGAATATCTCATGGTGAGTTTAAGTGTCCTATAATTATTAGAGCAGTGACTGCTGATGCTGGACCTTTTTATTCTGGCATAACACATTCTCAAGATTTCACTGAAGTATTCAGAAGAGCAGTTAGTTTTCCAGTTCTAGATCCAGTAAATGGTGCTGGTGTTACTAGTTGTTTACTTGCTGCTAGAAGAAGTGGAAAACCATGTATGATAATAGAAAGAAAGTCTAGGTATTAATGGAAAAGAAAATCCTAGTGATAGGAGACAGTTGTATAGATTCATATGCATACTGTAGATCTACAAGATTAGCACCAGATAAACCTGTTCCAGTATTGGAAGTTTTAGATACTGTCAATACACCTGGCATGGCATATAATGTTTTTCGTAATGTAGTATCTTTAACAAAGTTTCCAAAAGGGATAGATCTTTTAACAAATGAAAGATATGAAGATGTTGTGAAAACAAGATATGTTGATGCATTTAGTAATCATATGTTCATGAGAGTTGACTCTGTAGTTAATATTGATAGAATAAAGGATAATAATATTAGGGATGGTTATGACACAGTGATCATCTCAGATTATGATAAAGGATTTTTGACAGCAGAAGATATTGAGTACATATGTACCAATCATCCTCAGGTGTTTTTAGACACTAAAAAAATTCTAGGTAACTGGGCAAATGCTGCTAGGTTTATTAAGATCAACAATCATGAATATGAAAGATCTAAAGATTATTTCCAGAACACTAATGTTCAAGATAGGGTAATCCAAACTATGGGATCAGAAGGATGTTATTTTAATGGTAAACAATACCCTGTAGAACAAGCAGAGGTTATGGATTTATCTGGAGCTGGTGATACATTTATGGCAGCACTAGCAGTTAAGTATACTGAGACAGAAGATATAGATTCTAGTATTACATATGCAAATTCTTGTGCATCAAAAGTTGTTAAAAAGAGAGGAACTACAGTAGTATGAGAAAAGTTATTCTAACTGGATCTGATGGTTTTATTGGTAAATCATTTAAGAAAACTCTGAGTAAAACATGGGATATAGTAGAGGTTGAAAAACATAATTGTTGGAGTTTCTTATTGACTTTTAAAGATTGGAGTCAGGTTGATTTTATATGTCATCAGGGTGCTAACTCCTCTACAGTTGATAAAGATTTATTTGATATTTGGAAATCAAATACAGAGTTTAGTTTAAATTTATTTCAACTAGCAATAGAACATAAGATACCTGTAAAGTATGCATCATCAGCATCTGTATATGGAACAACAAATGATATGATGAATCCATTGAACTACTATGCTCTCTCAAAATTAACTGTTGATTATTGGGTACAAGATCATATCAAATACTTTAAACATATTCAAGGATTTAGATACTTCAATGTGTATGGTGAAGGTGAGGAAGAAAAAATAGCAAGAGATCAATCTAGTCCAATTAGTAAATTTATTCATCAGGCAAAGACAGAAGGTATAATCAGAGTATTTGAAAACTCTAAAACTTATTTTAGAGATTTTGTTTGTGTGGATGATCTCTTGAATATTATATTAGATAATACTAGAGAATCAGGAATCTATGATCTTGGCACAAGTAGTCCAATATCATTTCTAGCAGTTGCAAATATTGTAGCAAAGTATTATAATGCACATGTACAATTCATACCTTTTCCAAAACACTTAGAGGGTAAGTATCAAACATATACAAAAGCAAAACCTGAGTGGGGTACTTATAAATTTAAAACAGTAGAGGATTATGTCAAAGATAGTTTGGACTAATGGATGTTTTGATCTATTACATCCAGGTCATATAGAACTTTTTAAAGTTGGTAAATCATTAGGAGATAAACTTATTGTAGGTTTAGATTCTGATGAAAGAGTCAGTGAAATGAAAGGTGATACTAGACCAATAAATACCTTTGAAGATAGAAAGGCAATTCTTGAAGCTATAAAATATATTGACCTTGTGTTAGAATTTGATAGTGAAAGGGAATTAGAAAATCTCATACAATTATACAAACCTGACATCTTAATTGATGGGGGTGACTGGAGGCATGCAAATGGAGTGGGTAGACAATATGCGAAAGAGGTTAGATTCTTTGATAGAATCAAGGGGTGGAGTAGTACCAGAATCATCCAAAGGTGCGCTAATGCAAGCTAGTGATCCTATAAAATTTGTATCCAAAGGATGGGGTTATGAGAAATGGATTGCTAATAGTCCTAGTTACTGTGGTAAACTTCTTTTCATAGCAAAAGGTAAAAAATGTTCTTGGCATTATCATAAATTAAAAGATGAAGTTTTTTATATACAGAGTGGTGCTATTGAACTTTCATATGGATGGAATGCAGATAAAAAATTATCTAAAACTATTACACTTATAGAGGGAGATAAGTTTCATGTTCCTACAGGTTTGAAGCATCAAATGTTTGCTCTGAAAGATACTGAATTGTTTGAGTTCTCTACTCAACATTTTGATTCAGATAGTAATAGAATAGAGAGGGGAGATTGATGAGATACTGTGTTGATATTGATGGAACTATTTGTACACTCACACCAGATCCTAAAACATATGAAGATGCAGAACCTTGGTATGATAGAATAGAAACTATCAATAAATTATATGATGAAGGAAATCATATAACATATTTTACTGCCAGAGGTATGGGTAGATTTAGTGATGATCCAAATGCTAGTGCAAAAGCATCTGCACTTTTATTTGATCTTACAGAGAAACAACTTAAAGATTGGGGTTGTAAATATCATGATTTGATATTAGGTAAACCTCATGCAGATTTCTTTATAGATGATAAAGGAATACAATGTGATGATTTTTTTAATGACAATGGATCACAATCAATTGGAAACATTTTGAGAAAATGAAAATTTTAGTTACAGGACATAAAGGTTTTATTGGTAGTCATGTCTATGAGCATCTGACTCAAATAGGTTATGAAGTAGATGGACTAGATAGACCTGATGACATTGGTGATTTCAAAGATGATAAGATGTATAGTATTGTCATACATCTTGCTGCATATGCTGCTCTTAGAGACAGTGTGAAAAATCCAGATAAGTTTTGGGAGAATAATGTAGTAAAGTCGCAACCTATATTTGATTATTGTAGAAAGTATAATATAAGATGTTTATATGCTAGTTCTGCTGGTGCTCATGGATGGTGGCAAAATCCATATGCAATAACAAAGAAAATGAATGAAATACAAGCACCACCTAATAGTGTAGGTATGAGATTCTTTAATGTTTGGTCTGAACAAGGAAGTAGAGAGGATATGCTTTATAGAATGCTACAGGATAACACAGCAGAATATTTAACAAGACATAAGAGAGATTGGATTCATGTGCATGATGTGGTTAGAGCAATCTGTTATCTGATACCAGATAAGTTTAGAGGTGTGTTGGATATAGGAACAGGAAGAAATTATTCTGTTTTAGAATTAGCAATGAGAATGGGTAAGAGTGATCTTCCTATCTTAGAAGATACACCAGGTGAACCTGATTCTTTATGTGCTGACACTACCCAATTGACAAAACTGGGATGGTTTCCTACAATAGACATAATGGATTTGCTACATGGATAGAAACAAAGCAGCATATAAATTAAAGAATTTTGGTCCTGTATACTATCTCAATCTGGATGAACAACCAGAGAGAAAGATCTATATGGAAGCACAGTTTAAGTATTGGGAAGTAGAAAACTATACAAGAATATCTGCATATGATGGTAGAGAAGATGATCTTAGTGATATTCTAAAAGGTAGATATCCTGATCATATGTCCAGTGGTGAAGTTGGTTGTACAACTTCACATCTTAAAGCAATTAGACATTGGTTAGACACATCTGATAGTCCATATGCAGTTATGATGGAAGATGACTGTAGTTTAGATCTAGTAAGATATTGGAACTTTACTTGGAGTGATTTCTATGCCAAGATTCCTTATGATTGGGATGTAGTTCAGATTGCTGTGATATGTACAGGTGATGTCAATTTAAAAATTCATAAGAGATTTGTAAATGAGTTCTCAACTGCTTGCTATATTATTACTAGACATCATGCAGAGAAGATGATGAAGTTGCATTGGAGAGGAAAGGATAAGTATAGATTAGATAATGGTGTAAGACCAAGACCAGTGGCTGATGATTTACTTTATAATTCTGGTAATACATATACTATTCCACTTCTTCTATACAAACTAGATCTAGGTTCCTCTATACATCCAGAACATATAGATGCATTTCATAAAGGCAATTTTGATGCTCAGTTTGCATATTGGAGTCAGAATGGTGCAAGAACTGAGATAGATGCTCTTATGGATTATGATCCTTATCTGGGTAGGGTAGTGGAATCCACACTCAATGAAGAACAAAAAGCTTGACAATATGTTAAGGATCAGATATAGTTACAACTGGCACATGTGACAGTTCACATAAATAACATTATACAAAGGACTCGAAAGATCGTAACCCTATGTAGATGTCAAAAGTTTTCCATGTCGGGAAAACTACCATCCGCAAGGGTTTTTCTTTTACCCATGCGAGACAATAACAAACAAAATGATTAAATCAACAATAGCTGCAGTAGCAGCAACTCCTCTTCTAGTATCTGGTGCAGCTTTTGCTGGTCCATATGTTAATTTAGAAGCAACTGGTTCATATCCTGATGGAGCATATACATCTGGTGGATTAGAAGCAGTAGTAGGATATGAGGGAACAACTCCTGGTGGAATTGGTTGGTATGTATCTGGTGGTCCTACAGTGACTCACACAGAAGCTGCTGATGAGTTTGGTGATGTAGAATTCGTAGGATACCTTGGTGGTTCTTATGATAAGTTCTATGGTGAAATCTCTGGTGTAACAGCTGAAGATGATGTTGACTGGTCTGCTAAAGCAGGTGTTAAGTTCACTTTCTAAATAACCTTGAGACCTTATCGTGCGGTCTCTGCAAAACGGAACAACCCAAGACTCTCTACATAGTGGAGAGTCTTTTTTATGTCATGAAAAAGGTATTGACACATCCAATCACCATCTTCAACCTTTTATTAGTAGGATCATTCATAATGATAGAGACAATGCATATAAATTTTCATTTACAATCCAATCCAGAATGTGTAGAAACTGTTACATAAATTTAATTTATAGTCTGTATAAGGTTTAATTATTGATGTTTTGATATCCAAATGTTAAGAAACTTGACAAAATTTAATCTTTTATATATAATAATGTTACATAACTTAATAATTCAATGACTGTTACTACAGAATCAGGTGGAAGACAAAATGCTTTCCCAAATGAAACAAGACCTTACATTGATGACAGTGTTTCCTATGAAGGATACCCTCAGAATGCAGAGAAAGTAAATGGTCGTTGGGCTATGATAGGTTTTGTTGCACTTCTAGGTGCATATGCTACAACAGGTCAAATCATTCCTGGTGTATTCTAATGACATCATCAAATAAGACACTTCCAAACTTTTGGAAAGAAGCAGAACAAATCAATGGCAGACTTGCTATGATGGGGTTCTTTGCACTCATAGTCAACTATGGTTTAACTGGATGGATTATTCCAGGTTTATTTTAAAAAATGAAAATTAATTCACAATTCACAATTCACAACAAAGAGGAAAAACTAATGACACCTGAAGCAGAAAGATTTAATGGTTGGGCAGCAATGCTTGGATTCGTAGCAGCAGTTGGTGCTTATGCTACAACAGGAAACATCATTCCAGGTATATTCTAATGAAAACAATTGAGAAAGAAAAGATTGTTGCTGAGAAACTAAATGGCAGACTTGCTATGCTTGGCATCATTGCTGGATTAGGTGCTTACCTAACAACAGGTCAAATCATACCAGGTTTTGTATAATGAGAAATCCTGTACCATTTGCAGCAGTGCCTTATATTTTCTTTGTGGCACTTGGCATGAGCACTGTCACTAGTGTTCTAGTATAAGTTTTTTTTTACCCATAAAACTTTACAAAACTAAATACTTATTCATATACTTTTACAAACACATCTAAATGAGTGATCTCTATCAAGTTGCAGAATCATTTCCAATATGGAAAGCAATACTTTGGTGTTTCTATCCTATGGCTGCTATTGTAATGATTGAGTTATTTCTCAGATCAGTCAATGATAATGATGATGACGACTTTGGTGGAGGTAAAGGAGTAAGAGTTGGAGATATGCAACCAGCATATGTCCCATCAGGTGCTTGACAAGAGGTAAGAATACCTATATATTATATACTAAGTATTTTTACCTATCATGTACCAAACACTTTTCATATCAGGGATTGCAGCATACCTTTTCTTCAATGATACTGTTCTGCAATACGTTTATACTTAAAATTTACAGCTGAGGAGCACAAGCTTAAATGACTCAAATTATTTCGCACTTCATAAATATTCCAGTAGAACATCATGGTCTGCTGGAATTTGCTTTTTTCATAGGAGTAGGAACAGCAGCAGGTTTAGCAGGAGTTGTATGATCCTATTTTCTTTTATACTTTCATTATTTGCAAATCATCTACCAGTAATGTATGTGCAGGTTCCTCAGTGGGCAGATGATTGGGCAGTATGCGCAGTAGATATACCTGATGCTAAGTGTCATTGGTATGTGATGGCACCTGATAATACATTTGGAGAGGGATTTGATTGGGAGAGTGCACCTTGGTTTGATGCTAATGGACTCAATGATATAGCACCAATGGAAGCAAAAACTGTTGTAGAGAGGTTACAGGAGCAAGAAAGTTAGGAAATCGCTATATATACATTAGATATATTAAACATCATGGCAGAAGAGAAGAAGAAGGAAGAAGTAAAAAAGGATGAGAAAAAAGGTTTCTTTGGCAAGTTAAAAGAACATGCTGCTGATAAAGAGGAACAACTTGAGATCCTTTCTACTTTTGTAAGACTTGGAATTTTGGTTTGGAGTGGTGCAATATTGACATTAGCATATGTTGAGTTGCCATCTGCTCTTAAGATACCAAAACAGGATCTGGATCCAACTTTCATCGCTTCTGTATTTACAGGCGTACTCGCAACTTTTGGCGTACAAACATCCAAGAAAGGTGCACAAGGTGGTGGTGCCAGTGGTGGAGTATCAAAAGCAGATATGGAGAAGTTGATTGCAGCAGCATCACAAACTGCACCAGCACAAACTATTCGTATTGAACAAGCACCTGTTAAAATTACCCCTGATACAAAATGATTAAGTGGATTGGAGTTGGTTTAGGAACTATTCTAGGCATATCACATATTGGTATGATAGGTTATATTGCCACAGTTAATAAAGAACAAGGATTACCTAAACTAGACATACCAGTAACTCCTTATACTTCATATATGGTTGAAGCAAATAAAGATGGATATAAGTTAAAATATACTGCAAATGATCCTAAGACAGCATTCATTGTTAAGGACATCAAAGAGAAAGGTGGTTTCTTAGGTCTAGCAAATGAAACTACTAAAATCACAGAAGAGTACTTCATGGATGGTCAGATCAATCAAGGTGGACCAGTATCTAATCATAGATCTTGGTTAGATGGGACACCAGGTTTGACTCAGCAAGAAGCAGCAGATATAACTGCCACACGAAAAAGTGAAGCCTGTATTAAAGCAATTGGATCAGCAGAGGGTACAGGCAGAATTGTTGGGACTAGCATTGGTGCTAGTGCTGCTCCTAGTCTTTCCACTATCCCTTATATTGGTTGGGTTGCTGCTGGTTGGGTAGCAATGTTTGGTGGAGATCAGGGTGCTGATATAGGTGGTAACATGGCAGAGGATCTTAATAAGAATTGTTAAAGGGGGGTGTGGGAGTCCACACATTCATGCGTATTTTTACCTAGTATGTTATACTAAATAATAATGTACTGGAGTTGAAACTATCATGTCCCATTACGTCATAGGTTATCATGACCTACAAAAC